CTAGGCTAATAGGGGGGGAGCAAAATAAAACCCCTAATCCGAAGGGTGCGGAAAAATCGGAGAACCAAGACTTCGAATTTGAATATTTCAGCCATTTCGTATCGGATGGAAAAGGTAAATTCATTGAAATACCGTTAAGAAGAGGAAGGGATGACGGTGCATTTATTGACCAAATCACTTTCACAATTCATGAAGACAGTTTGCCTAAAGTAACAGGTAAAGGATTGGTATCAGATACAGAATTTATTGTGAAGTATAGCGAGCTGTTAGAAGAAATTTTAGGTTTTGGTATTACCCAAAAACTACCGTTCAAAGGAAAGTTTTTCTATAAAAGCTGTTACCAACTTGGTCCGGATAACGTCGAATACGGCAAAGTTCATTACGGCGGTCAGCGAGAAACAATGCTTGTTGAATTGAATGGTACAGGTTGTCAGGCTGCTATACCCGGTTGGGAAAGCCGACTGTATGAGTTTTTAAGTAAGTGCATACGTCCAAAGATTACCCGTGTTGATGTGGCACATGATTTTTTTAACGGCGAATACACACCCGATCAGGCATTACTTGATCATGATAACGGTCATTTTGACGTTCATAACATGAGGCCAAAAAGTGAATGCCGTGGTACTGCATGGCGCAATGATGATGGTAGCGGCAAAACATTTTATGTAGGTAAACGCGGCAATTCTAAATTTACCCGTGTTTATGAGAAAGGAAAACAATTTGGCGATGTCAACAGTCCATGGGTCAGGTTTGAAACTGAATTTCGGGCAGGAGATATAGAAATTCCCTTAGATGTTTTGCTTTACTCAGGTTCGTATCTTGGCGGTGCTTATCCGATATGTAAGGCGATATTCAAAACAGAAGCCAAGCGGATGGATGCCAAGACAGAAACAGTAAATCTATCTTTCGATCACAAACTGTTTCATGCGCGTAATCAAGTTGGAAAAATGGTTAATTTCCTCCGCGATATAGGCTGGGATGATACAAAAATCGTCGATGAACTTGTAAAAGGCATTGAAGGTTATCCCAAAGGGTTACAACCTGAACAATACGATTGTAGAGATCAGACACAAAAGATTCAGTATATACACGAAGAGCAAAAAGCAATTGATGATTTGAACATGCAAACATTACTTGATGATTTGCTTGATGAGAAAGAAACCGCATTCCCACAAGATAGGGAAAAACAACACATTAAAGACATCGAACTCGAAGAGAAAATTATTTCAAATTTTTTAAACAAGTAAAGGAAATTCAAAATGTTTGAGCAAAGCCAAGTAACCACGTATTCAGCAACCCTGTTGGGCGCAAAACAATTTAAAGGCGAAATCGACGGTAACAAAATCGATTCTTGCACAGTTTTGGTAGCCAGCCCAATGCCGTCAAACGGCAATGCCGTAGGCTTTACCGCAGCAAGCATGAAATTTGGCGATAGCCATAATTTCGAAAAGCTGAAAAATCTCAAGTTCCCATGCGCGGTTGATGTAACCGTAGCAATGGAATCAACAGGTAAAGGCCTCGTTCCTAAATTGCTTGATTTCCAAGTTAAAGGCGCAGCGCCCAAAGCCTAAGGAAGGCTGGATCATGAGTAAGTATCAGCAAAAATTTATTGTTCAAGAACTTGAAAATCATGAATTCATCTATCCCGATCCATTCGGCGATATTGGTTTCACGCCTAACATTAAATCTGCCGGTCAATATGAAAGTTATGAAGATGCTTTCAGTTCGGCGATTGAAGAAATCGGCGGCGAATTTTTAATTTTCAGTTTTTATACAAAAGAAGATTAATTTTAAGAGGCTCGGCGGGCGGTCTCTAAAACCTTCACATAGCCCGCAAACACATTTTTTTAAACATTTCGTAAAGGAAAACATCATGAAATTGATGAATACTTGCCGTAAATACGGCGCAAAATTGGCTGTTGCTGCCGCTGTTCCATTGGCTTTTGCTACTCAAGCATGGGCTGAAGTTCCTGAAAGCGTTAAAACCGACTTGGAAACTGCAAAGACTGACGCATTATCTGTTGCGGCAATCGTACTGGGTATTATCGCTTCAATCTTCGCTATCCAGCTGATCCGCCGCGTATTGCGCTAATTTGAAGCATATTTCAGACGACCCCTTAAAGGTCGTCTGAATACTAATTGACATGAGAATTTAAATAATGGGCTACCAAGTCGGAAATAATTGTTACGCAACCCGTCAGGATGCCGAAAACGTCTATTTCAGTTTAGTGCCTCCCAAAATTGGCGATGACGGAAAGTTATATCAGCTTAATTTTACTAAGTTTGGCTGGAAATATGGGGAGCAGATTTTAAAAGCTGAATTGCCAGAATGTAACCCGATAGACAGCATGAAAGACGGATCCTATATAGGCTGGTCAGTTGTTGCCATCATGGCAGCGGTTTGGGGTATCAGGTTGATATGGCAGAAATTGAGATAGAACCATGATGGATTTTTATTTTTATCTTGGTGTGTTTGTTCCGGTCGTGGTGGGCTGGATGATTTTTAAATAGGTAGTGATAGGTAGTGATATGGACGATGATTTTGAGTATGAACAAGGGGCTAGTTATGGTGGAGCAGATTATGGCTTCGGTGATTTTATGGAGCCTGACTCTGATCATGAAACGCACGAAGATTATATGGATAGGGTTTGGTCAGATGGTTATGACCAACATCAGGATTATTTAATTTTTCTGATTGATGCCGGTCTTATGCCAGAAGATAGTACGGTTGAAGACATGATAGCTAGTGGTTATGGTTCGTTTTAATGAAGAAGCGATATAATCTAACTTTCAGCAACCATTACGAAAGTTAGATTATGTTTTATATTTCAGAAGAAGAATTGAGATTTAAAAAAGATACGAATCCTAATTATTCAAATGAAAAATTGTGTCATGTGTTTATGACTGAATTATTCAATTTGAAAAATTTGTATCCGTTCCATAATTTTATTGAGATTGCAAAAAACGCAATGCAATATTATTTGAACAGAAGTTACTTAGATGAAGTAATTGTATTTTTTGAAGATTGTTCAATTCTGAAAGTGAATTTCAAAAAAGATGGGTTTGAGTGGTCTGAACATTATGATGAAGATATTACAACGGCTTTTTATTACGGTCGTTATACTTTTAGGGTTTAATTTTTCGTTCGCTGATGTCGACATACACGTTGAAAAAAATGGTCGTATGCGTGTACCGGCTGGCGGATTTAATCAGAATGGGATACGCCCTTGGATGTATCTTGATAATAATGGACCTAAGTTTCATCATGAATATGTTTCAAGATTTGATAAATCACTTCACGTCCGTGAAGCCTCCACCGGTCTCCGCTCTGCCTCAACTGTCCCCGTAACGTTAGAAGCTAGAGTATCCCGAAAAGCCGTCCTTTCAGGCGCATTTGGCCTGGTAAAAGCAGGCGCAAAACTTGCTTTAAAAGCTGCTCCTTATGTTGGTGCTGCTTCATATGCTTATGATGCCTATCAGGCCGTTAATCCGTCTCTTGAATCTGCTGGATATGAATACAATGATGTAAGCAACGAGTATTTAAAAGTTTATAAAGATGCTTTATGTACGATTGATAAAGATTCCTGTGTAGGCGTTGATACATCTGTTATGCGTGCATTAAGTAAAGGTGGCGTTAGTGAAAAACAAGCTCAACAATTATTATTAATGCAAGTTGAATCAGAATTTAAAAAGTATTTTGATAATGTCATAAAACCTAATGAGCCAGATATTTATTTTAAATATTGTTTTTGGCTCGATGGCGTAGCTTGTGAAACCAGTAAACAATCTAGGTATGGTTATTATTTTCAAAATAGAGCTTTAACAAAAATTTTAGAAGAGGATGAATTTTTAAATATTGCTACCCCTTCAATTGATTCAAATCCTACGCCATTTGTAGAAGGCACAGGCAGACCAGAATATAAAGAAAACATAAAAGTCCCTGCCGGTACTGTTGTAACCATTGGCCCTGTCACTCCCGAAAATGGCAAGCCGGTGCAAATTACCATTACTTTCGGCCAAGATTCAAATGGCAATACAACGGCAAATGTTGCAACAACACAGCGTCCTGATTTGACACCGGGCGGATCTGAAGCACCCAATAAAAAGCCTGATCCAGATCCTGCGCCTAATCCTGATGGCAAGCCTGATAAAAAACCTGATGATAAACCCGATCCAGATGGTAATCCTGATAAACGTCCAGATGATGATCCATCTGATAAAGATAAAGATAAAGATAAAGATA